GTTGGGGGGTTATTTTATAATACCTGCTCGTATTTGCAGATTTCGGATTTCGTTTACAGCTTCCTCATCACCCATCAAAGCATTGTAGTGCTGCATGTTTAATGTTTTTCCATCTAATCCTAATTTGATTGCTCTATCTGCTAGGTCATGTAAATCCATGTCTGTTTGAGCATCCTCTCTAGCATATTCTAGTAAGCGGATGAATAATGGAACATCTACTGTAATTGTGTCTTGAGGGTTCATTATTTAGAATGGGTTTGTTTCATCATATATTGCTGAGCAATTTTATATAATTCCTCATCACTTACATTTTCTATATCAGTAGGTACTCCATCAATTGCTACTCCTGATGCTAGTAGATTTCTCATTAATTGTATAATTGAAGAATTTTCATCTGGAGATGGGGGTAGAGTAGTTTCTTTTGCTTCCTCTTTTTCATACCTTTCTGAAAGAAAGTGTTCAAAAGCCATTTCATAATCTGTTTTTTCACGAGGTGGAATAGTGTTGATTGCTTGAATTCCTACAATTCCTCCAATCATAGATTCTTTTAAAGATTTTTTATCTGCTTCTTCAATTTCTTTATTGATAATAGCTTTGTATTCACTTTCTGTGATTACACTAGCTAACATTTGCATACGTAAAGTTTCTTTATTCATTTTATAGTGTTTTATTATAAATATTATAGAGATTTTGTTTCACGCAATTCTTTTAATGCTCGTTGCATATATAATATATTATCTAATTGCTCCTCAATTGAATGTTCCAACCATTGCTCTAAATTCAAATCAGTACGATCTAAATTGGTTCCATATTTTTTCATACCTACTTGAGCACGCTCAACAAATCTATCAATAATAGAATCTACTATTGAATCGGTTTTTGGAATGGTTCTTAATTCATTCATTTTTTTAATAGTTTTTTAGCTTCTTTATCCTCTATTCCCATTTTCTCTAAAATGTTTAGAGTTTCATCTTTTTTTAGAACACCTAAATACTCTGTTGCAGTGGATTTGCCACATTCAAAATAATCACAAATATGCTCTATGAGTTGGGGTTGGTAGGTTTTTGAAGTACCTTTGATGTACTTTAGCCAAACTTTTCTTTTTGGTATCATTTCTCTGTAAATTGAATATAATTGTTTTTTATTGTCATAGGGTATGGACTGAACATAGTTTGCGAGTTCAATATATTCTACATTCATTGAAATAAAACGATTAACCATATAGGAATTAAAAGTATCCCATGATTCCTCAGAAATATCGGAAATGGATGATTTTGATACAGTGATCTCATTCAACCATTCCCAAATATTTTTTATCTGTTTTTTATTTTTCAATTGCAATATCTTTATATTCCTCACGTAATTCTTTTGGAAGAGAATCTGTAATGATTTTCTTTGTTTCCAAATCATAAAATACTGGGATAGGCATCATAGCATCTTCATCTGCTCCAATTACAAATTTAGAAATTTTACGGATGATAAAGGCTTGCCCAAATAATTGTCCGCCGTTAAATCCTTCAACAGCTGTAGTTGTTGAAAAGTCAATGTTTAATTGTGGTTGTTCCATTATATATTATTTAATTGTTTCTATAATTTTTGCAATAGCTGACATTGCATTGATTTCTTTATCTATTCTAAAGTTAGCTTGATACAAATGCTCATTCAATATGATTGCTATCATGCCCTCACTTCCCTCAGCATATTTTGAGGAGTAATCAAATAGGGAACGATATAGTTCCTCAAAGTCTTTTACTCCACTATCCGCTATTATTTGTCTAATGGTATTAAACTTTTTTGTGGTAGCCAACTCTTTTATAACAGCGGTTATATAGTTTGTAGAGGTTAAAACAGTTTTATCTACTTTTAAAGTATTTTCTTGAGTGGAAAGTTGAACAGTGTTCAACATTTTTCTCAAATCAGGATAGTATTGGGATACAATTGCTTTTAATGCTTCTACCTCGTATTCTATACCTTCTTTCTCTAATATTCCTGCTACGTGTTTTGCGATATCATTTTTTGAAGGTGGAACTATTTTAAGTACCTGGCAACGTGATTGGATAGGATCAATTATACGCTCAACAAAATTACAAGTTAAGATAAAACGTGTTGAGCGTGAGAATGTTTCAATTACATTTCGTAATGCTGCTTGTCCTTGGATGGTAATAAAATCTGCTTCATCTAATATCACTACTTTAATACCTTTCCAAGAGGCAGCAGAAGCAAATCCTTTTACTTTATCTCTAATAGTATCGATTCCATTTTCATCACTTGCGTTGATGTAAAGGTAATCACAGTCTAGGTTTTTAACTATAATTTTAGCTAGTGTAGTTTTACCTGTACCTGCAGGACCATAGAAAATAAAGTTTTGAATGTCATTTTGGGTGAGGTATTTTTGTATAACCTGTTTTACATTTTCATTTCCTACATAGTTTTCTAAAGTGGTTGGACGATACTTTTCTACAAGTAAACTGTTTTCTTTCATAACCATATTATACAAAAAAAGCCTGCACTAGGCAAGCTTTTTTTTAAAGTTTATTTATGCTTTAATTATCGTGGTTTATCTAATGCCGTGTTTAGGGATCTAGTAATTTTACTATCCCATTTCCCAGCTAAGTACGGCAGGATTCCCCAAACCAGCGATGCCTCTTTTTTACCTCCACTACTAGTACACTCCTTAACCATTTGTTGTACTGGTTTCTCAATCATAGAAGCAAACTGTTCTGAGTTTCCTAAATACTTTGAATCTTTTACATCTGGTATACTTTCAGTCCACTTTTTCCATTGTAAGGTTTCTTTCAATAACTTTTCATCTCCACCTGAGTTTTCTGCTGTAGGGTTTTCTAAAAAATCTCGTATACTTGAATCTGATATGTTGTGAATAAGAAACTTAATATGGTTTTTTAAATAAGCAAAAACAGCATCTCCTAATAGTAGTCCTAGTTGTTCTGGGTCTCTTCCTATATTTGGAATATTTTCGATTTCCTCTCTATAATTTGTAACATTAATTGTATTTGAGTTTATGTTTCCTATAGCCTCTAATGTACCACCGTAAATTAATTTACCCTGTATATTAGAAAGCCAATTAAATCCCTGTAGTACAGGAGAATCTACTTCTTCCATTTTTTCTTTATATTGACCTTCAGTGATAATACCAGCCAACATTTGCATACGTAATTGTTCTTTGTCCATTTTATTTTATTTTATTTATATTACCAAACACCTTTTTCTACCTTAAACTTAACATCCTTTAATTGTTTAATCCATTCATCAGATGACTCTATATAGTATTGGTTATCCTCTCCATTCTCACCGTCTATTGTATTTCTGTAATCTTGCCATAATGAAATATATTTATCTAGTAGGGGAATGAATTCCTTATTAAGTTTAAATAACTCCCTACCTATTCCAGTTGGATCAAATTTATCAGATAGGGGAGTATTATCCACCCCTCCTAAATCTTCTCTTATCTTGCTTTCTGCTAAGTATTTTTTTAAATCAAAATTATCCATTGTTTCTATTTTATTATCCCTGCTCGTCTAAGCATTTGGTATCTTTCAAAATCAAAAGATTCTTGAAGTGATGTTTTCTTTGTAAAGAGTTTTGCACGTTGATCAGCTGATATACCTGTTACAACTAGTTTGTATTTTCTACCTTCAGGTGTTTCAACTGTCTCAATTTCATATTTTGCTGTAGGGACTTCTCCAATTTCTTTTTGGAAAATACCTCTTGCTTTCTCTACTTTATCTCTTGTATCAGCTGTGTATGATAAAGGTGGGACAGCATCTTTTTTAGGTTTTTCAATAGCAGTAGGTGTTTCTGAACCATCTGTATCTTGTTCTACATCCACCAAACTATATTCTAAACCTGCTGTATCCATTATAGTTTTTAATACTTTGGATAGGTATGGTTTTGTTTTGTATGGGTTTTCTAAAGATGAAGGAAAAACGATTTTTCCATCTTTTACAATGTAGTGGATGTCTTGCTCTAATTTACCTGCATATTTTTTTAAATTGTCAGGTGTTTTCATTGGAAAATAATTTTTACCATATCTTCCAACTAGAGATTTTGGGAGTTGTTTTCCTGGGAGTGTGAATAGATAATCGTTTAGGCTCCCATCATTTCCTTCTGCTTGCCATTGCCCATATCCATCTTCTGCTTCCTTTTCAACTGCTTCCCATTCCTCACCAATTCTATTTTTGATATCAATGAGTTTGAATGCTTTTTCATCATCCGAACGAGATTCCCAATCTTTCCAAGCAGCACCTGCTTTTTGAGCTGGTATAGAAGGTCCAAATACTTTTACAATGGTTTTAGGGTCTCTTAAGTTTTGAGCATAGATCCCATAATTATTAACGTTATCTAATGCTTTTAGAGCAGCATCAAGGTTGGAGGGTTGAATAGCAAGATCATAACGTACCTTTAATTGGTTCATTCCATCTTCCTCACCTTCTACCTCACGTAATATATCTGTTAATTTCATCTTCCTTGCCCTCTATATTTCTTTTTATAGTTTTTACTTTTCTTATTGAATGAAGTTTTACTTTTTGAATGAACTCCTTTTCTACTAACTTTGGGCTTATATAAACCACTTACAGCAATACTTTTAGCCATTTTTTACTTTTGTTAATTTGTTTTATATAATTTGCTTTGAAATCCATTTTCTTCTAAAAATGAATTAATTTTTTGAATAAATTCACTGTTATCAAGTTCAACTTCAATAGAAAATTTATCGTCTGCAGTTTGACGGCCTGTTGTATCTAAAGGTTTAAGTTTAGCTATATTTTTTCCATTAACTAAACTAACAGCATCTAAAAGTTCATCAACATCAGATCCTACCATTTCAAATTTATTTTCATTTAGTTGGGATTTGTACTCACTTTCTGTGATGATACCAGCGAGTTTTTGCATGTGTAGAAATTCTTTGTTCATTTTTTATTAAGTTATTTTGTTATAAATATGGAAAAAAGGGGACCTATTCATAGTCCCCATATATGTTGTATCGCTTTGTTGGTTCAGGTTTTATTTCTTTTTCCTCTGTTCGTATCACATAAAGTTTACTATCTAAAGGTGCTAAACGAAATTCAACATTTTCCTGATTTTCATCAAACCATGCCTCTAAAGCATCAGTAAGTGTTTTATGGATTACTTTGTTTCGATCATCCACGAGTGTCCAGGAATCACCTGGGGGCACACGTGTAGCGATCAATTCATTATATTCTACTTTTTCTATTTCCATTACATCATCATTGAAGGATCCATCATTGGTTGAGTTTCTTTATTATTCTCTGGTTTGTCAACTATTGTGCATTCTGTTAGTAAAATAGTACCTGCGATGGAGGAGGCATTTAATAAGGCATTTTTGGTAACTTTGTGGGGATCAATGATACCTGCCTCTTTCATGTTGGTTGTTGAGCATGTTTTAATGTTGTACCCTTTCCACAAATCCACTTTTTTGGTTGAGGGTTTTAAATCATAACTTGCAATCATTTTTGCGTTTGTTTCTGTATAACCTGCATTGATTAAAATTTGCTCAAACGGTTTACCACATGCCTCATATACTAGTTTTTGCCCATACTTGAAATCTTCTGTTAAGTCTTTCTCTGTTTGGATATTTTCTCTAGCATATAATAATGCAACTCCCCCACCCGGTACAATTCCATCTTCTAAAGCACATTGAGTAGCGTGTAAAGCATCATCTACTCTATCTTTTTTCTCTTTCATTTCTGTTTCAGTACTTCCACCTACGTGTACCAAAGCAACTCCACCTACAAATTTTGCTAAACGCTCTTGTAGTTTTTCCATTTCAAATGGGGTTTGTGCTTTACGAATTTGTTCCTCTAATTCTTCAGCACGTTGTGTAATTACTTCTTCTGTACCTTTACCATCAATTATAGTGGTTTTTTCTTTGGTTACTGTAGCTGTTTTAGCTTCCCCAAACCATTCCCAGTTGAACTTTTCAAGTTTCATACCTTTATCTTTATCAAACACAGTTCCACCTGTTAGAATAGCTATATCCTCTAAAATAAGTTTTCTACGTTCACCAAAATCTGGGGCTTTAACAGCAGCAACTTTTAAAGTACCTCTCATTTTGTTTACAATAAGGGTTGCTAATGCTTCACCATCAATATCTTCAGCAATAATTAAAAGTGATTTACCTTTTTGTGAAACACCTTCCAAAATTGGAAGCAATTCTTTTACTTGTGTGAAACGATGATCAGCAATCAAAATAAATACATCATTCAAAAGAGCAGACATTGTATTATTGTTTGTAACAAAGTAAGGTGATTTGTATCCTCTTTCAAACTGCATACCTTCTACCACCTCTAAATAAGTTTCATCGGTTTTAGATTCCTCAATATACACCACTCCTTCTCTACCTACTTTCTCCATTGCTCTAGAAATAAGTTTCCCAATTTCAGGATCATTATTTGCTGAAATAGTAGCAATTTGTTCAAGTTGCTCCTCAGATGATATTTTTTCTGAATTGGTTTTTAGAGATGATAATACTTGTTTTACAGCATTATCAATTCCTCTTTTAATTTCAACTGCATTTGCCCCATCATTTAAACGGTTCAAACCACCTTTTACCAATTCACGTGCTAATAAAGTGGAAGTAGTTGTACCATCTCCAGCATGATCAGAGGTTTTGATTGCGGCTTGTTTTACAAGTTGTGCTCCTAAATCCTCAATTGGATCCTCTAGTTTTGCAATTTGACGTGCAACCGATACTCCATCTTTTGTGGAAACAACCATTCCATTTTCTACGTACACAACATTTCTACCATTAGGGCCTAAGGTGGAAACAACGGCATCAGCTAAGGTATCTATACCTTTTACTATTTTTTTACGAGCTTCTGCTCCAAATTCAATTTTCTTACTCATTGTCTTGTTTTTTAATACGGGCTAAAATTTGGTTTTCTGGGCCAATGAAATATTCCTCTTTATCATATTCTAATTTTGAGAATCCCATTGTAGGTAAAATTACTATATCTCCTTCTTTTACTGTGGTTTCAATAAAATGGCCAGTTGCTGTTTGTTTACCTGGTCCTGCAGCTACTACAATTCCACGTTCGTTTCTGTCTTTTCCTGCATCTGGTACGACAATTGAACCATACATTGTTTCTTCTTCTTCGATTGGTTTTACTATAACCGCATCAAATAGTGCTTCTAAACTCATATGTTAACTTTATTTAATAGTGTTTCTAATCCTGTTTTTACTTCATCCCATGATTCAATATATTCTTTTATAGATGAATATTCATTTTGGGAAGTATGAAATTTTTCTTTTGCAATACAATTCAAAGCATGTTTAAAACTTGTAAAATATCCTACAGTTTTTTCATTTTCCTTTCCAGTTGCTTTTCTACCAGCAAATCCACGAGTAGAAACTGATGTTTCAATTACTGTAAAATTGCTAGGGTCTTTTACAATATGAAAAGGCTCCATTAAAGGATCTTTTATTGTATAAACATTACTATTTGAATCTGATGTGTCTTTGGAGGGACGTCCTCTTTGTTTTGTTTCTACCATAACTTTATTTAAAATTTGTAAATGTAATATATGAAAACTATTTTAAGAAAACAAGCTTTAGGGCACTTTTTTTACTTAATTTTTAAAACTTTTGGTTTTGCTTCTTCTGCTGTAGGGATAAAGATTTTTAATAATCCATTCTCCATTCCAGCCCAAGCCTCTGCTAAATTATACTTTGAGGATATTCTATAACCTAAATTAAAGGATTTTTTTGTTAATCCTTTATAAATGGTTCCTGAATAATCTTCTTGTGTGTCAGGTTTTTCGTATTTTATTCTTAATGTATCACCCTCTATATTGATGTCCAAGTCTTTTTTAGTAAGACCAATACAGGCTATATCAAAATATAGTCCATCATCTTTATAGTAAATATCTAGTGGGTGGGATGCTTTGGATTGCATCGCGGGGATAAAATCTAAATCGCTTTGAAAAAAATTGCGATATAGAATGTCAAACGGTGTTAATTTTAGTGTACTCATATCACTTAAATTTTGTGAGTGCCTAAGCTACTCGGGTTAATAATAAATTTATAACGTGCCCTAAAGTCTTGTTATATTGATAAATATATGGTTTTCTAAAAAGCACTCTGTTCTTTACGAATCATATAGTAAGTACTTTGAGTTCCTTCAATCTCAAACTCTAATTTCATTAATCCTTTATAACTCAAATACATATTTCCATTTTCTAAATCTTTATTTACGTTTAGAATAGTTTTTAGCATATCTGAATTGAATGGGAGAGATATAGTATCTTTTTTAATATCCCCATATAACTGATAGGTGATTTTATTGTTGTGTCCTTGTTCATCTCCAAATGTAAACACACACATATTATCTCCATTCAAATCTGTTTCAATAGTAAGAGTTAAAGTAGATATACCTGTTAAAGCAGATTTTGCTTTAATCAAATTATCAATGTATTCTTTTTCTAAAGGTAAAACAGCATCCCATTCTGGTTCTGTTACTGAGCCTACTTTTCCAATAAGTAAAGGATCAGAAAGAGCATATGTTAAATTAAAGTTGGTATCAGCGAAATGAATTTTTGTGTAAATTGATTTTGTTTTCTCTAAATTAAAGAGTAGATCACCTTGTGTGATAGAAAGTAAATTAAGTAATTTTTTTGTTTCATATATTGATAACTCACTATCCTCTAAATCAAAATCTTTATGTGTTATATTTCCTATAACCTCTTTGTTTAAAGTCATAAAGTCAATGGAGAGTGTTTTGTTGGATGTTTTCCATTTAACTTGCTCAATTTCACCTAAGTGATATTTGTTTATAACATTTTGTAAAACTAATTTGTTTATCATATTTTAAAAATTAAAAAACACACTTCGATAAGGATTCAAACTTAATGACCACCCTAAATCATCATAAAAACCTTCCAATTTATTCAATAGTATAGAATCAAATATTTTCTGTCTATCAGCATATTCCTCCATAAAATCAACTATTTTGTCTGGTAGATCAAAATCTAGGAATCCTAATGCATCTATTCTGTATGGGTTTTGTTTTAGGTAAATATACTTTATCTTATCTCCTTGTACAATATACGAATGTTTTTTACTTAATCCCCAGAATCTTATTAAGTCATTGTAAATTGCTGCTGCTTTAGCATTTGCAGGAGCACCTTTTGCCATTACAGTAAACATTTCTCCAGCTCGTGGTTTGCGCTCAATGTATTTATTTAGTTTTTTAACTCCCGTAGGATTACCTAGTTTTGTTAAAGGTATAGTACCATCCAGAATTTG